CGTGGGAGTGGTCGCCGGCGTGGCGCTCTGGGCCGGGAACTTCGCGGTGCGTACCGCCGTTGCGAAGATCAAGGACGTCAAGTCCAAGAACGACAACGACAAGTAAGCACATCGTCAGAGGGAAGGCTCTAGGAAACTAGGGCTTTCTCTTTTCTCTTGGAAGGAGAAAAATGGATCTTTCAGATGACGGTGCTTTGGACGACCTTCGACAGAAGTTGAACTACGGAATTGAGATTAGCCCAGAGGAAAAAGCCCTTAGAGCAAAACTTCGCCGAGTCTTAGGTAAGCCCTTGGATGCGTGGCAAGTAGACTTCTTGCATGCGATAAGGGGCCATGCGAATGAGGAAATGAGGGTATATCTTCAGACCCCTCGCAAGAAAAGCACGTCTTAGTATGAGAACTAGAACGCGAATATAAGTAACGTTCAACCGAGCATCGGTTGGTTCTCATTATTTTTCTCTTGAAAGGAGACATCATGGAAGAGGTAGTTGAGAACATTCCGCTTAGCCTTCTTCGCGAGGCAGGCAAACTGGTTGTCCTTACAGCAGCGAGCACTGTTGGGATGATGGTTGGCATTACTGTTTTCTTCGCGCTCTACAGCAAGGCAGAAGACGTTTTGACCGCTCATTGCACAAAGAAGTAGCCATCACATAATCTCTGAGAGAAGGATCATAATGGCACGACCGGAGTACTACTATAACGTAAATACGAGGCGCGAAGCTCAGCTTTTTATTGAGAAGTCTATCGAGCGTGGGCTAACCGTGATGACAATTTACGGTCTTGCCCGTGATACCTACAACACCACGACCGATAAGGACACTCGCACTGGAGCTCGGCTCATTCTTTCTGAGATGGATCGTCAGCGCCAGATGAGCAAACCGATCGCTTTGATTGGTGGCGCATTTGCTATCTGTGTTGTTGCCTACATCATCATGATGCTCATGTACGCTCTTGGTTGATACAAAGGTCTGGGCCTTAGCCTCTTAAGCCCAGAGCGTCCAGTCATTTCCTAAAGAATTGGCTGGGGTGAGGATAATTCCTACTGCTGATAGACAACGATTGCTTGGCCTGACGAGGCTGAAATAGGTCGGAACCTAGTCCCTGTCATATAATTAGTGATCCATTTATAGTATACATTTGCCACTTGTTAATCCTAGAAAGGATTTATAAGAAAAACCAGTAGCCATTAGATCCATGTGGGGGAGCCGCGGGTTACGTGAATAAAACACGTCCGCCACTCTCGAACGACCAAAGCCGGTGCCCCACAGTGGCTATTGACCTTTAGAAAGGAGGTTAATTGTGTTCCAACCCATTTACAGGTACGCCTGTGATCACCCCGGCTGTAGTGAATTCATTGAAATTTTCATGTCCGAAATCGGTGTCACCTCAATTGCCTCTATTCTTGAGGCCAATGGTTGGAGGATGAGTTACTACAGTTCTCAAAGAAATCAAACCAAACATCTCTGTCCGAAACATGCAAACCACTGACCAACTCGCACAAAAAGCACGCTCTATAAAGGAAGGGACCTCAAAATACTGTGGTCCTATCTCTTTTTCTCTTGGAAGGAGAATCATGTCCGCTTTGACAGATGTTTTAAAGACCGCTGGTGCGGCAATCAACAAGAATTCCCCGGCTATCCTGACGGCGATTGCCTCGGCGGGTGTAGTTGCCACAGCAGTCCTCGCTGCGAAGGCCACACCGAAGGCTTTCGACGCCATTCAGGATGAATTTGACCGTCGGGTGGAGGATACCGAGGGTGATCTCCGAATGACTCGAGTGGACTACGTCAAGATCGGGTGGAAGTACTATATTCCCTCCGTGGTTATGGGTGGTGTTACGATTGCTTGCATCATTGGTGTCAATACCATCCATACGCGACGTGGTGCAGCCCTTGCCAGTGTCTACGCCATCACCGAAAAGGCCCTTGACGAGTACCAGAACAAGGTCGTCGAGGTTATTGGTGAGAAGAAGGAGCGTAGTATTCGTGATGATATCGCTCAGGATCGTCTGAACGCAGATCCATTGGAGAACAAGGAGATTCACCTGCTTAATTCTGGCGGTGAGCAGCTCTTTTACGACGCACTCTCTGGTCGTTACTTCATGTCCACAATGCAGATCGTGGAGAAGGCTGTAAATGACGTAAATGCGGAGCTTATCCGGTCGTCATATATCAGCCTCAATGATCTCTATGACGCGTGGGGGCTCGAGTCAACGGTTCTCGGCGCAGAGTTGGGCTGGATTACGGATAATCTCATCGAGTTGCAGTTCTCTACGAAGCTGGCCTCGACAGGTGTCCCGTGCGTTGTCATCAACTACCGCGCAGAGCCGACCGTCGACTACTACAACAATATCCAGTAAGGACTTTCCACAGAGGCTCAAAATAGGAGCAAAATGGTGCAGTCCAAACCCATATCTTCTGAATGAAGATGAAGAAACGATCGAGACTTACAGTGGTCTTCGATACAACACGACACAGGAGTAAGTAAATGCTTAAGAAGAATATCAAATATGTGGACTACGACGGCAACGAGCGCCAGGAGGACTTCTTCTTCAACCTGACTAAGGCTGAGGTTGTCTTCATGGAGCTCGAGATGCCTGGGGGCATGCAGAAGTACCTCAAGAAGATCACCGATGAGCAGGACAACGTCAAGATCGTTGAGATGTTCAAGCGCTTTATCGGCATGTCGTACGGCATCAAGTCCGACGACGGTAAGCGGTTCATCAAGAGCCAGGCGCACACGGCTGCTTTCGAGCAGACAGAGGCTTATTCCAACCTCATCGTCGAGATGATCCAGGATGCGACCTTTGCTGCAGCGTTTATCAACGGAGTTATCCCTTCTCCTGATCCTGACAAGCCTTCTTCTCCTCCTTCACTGTAAGCGCCTCGCAAAATAAGCACGCCTTATAATGAAGATACAACTCTTGAAAGGACAGTAAAATGGACGCAATCAAGATCGTTAAGACCGTCATTTCGATCCCTATGGGAATCGGCCTTGGCGCGATCATCGACAACGTCATCAAGATCACAACCCCCGAGGAGACGGGACGCGCAATGCGCGTTGCCATCAAGTTCGGAGCGTACGGTCTCGGTGCTGCGGCGATGCTCGTGTCCAAGAATGCCGTCGATCAGCAGATCGATGACGTGGTCGCTGCGGTCAACATCGTCATGAAGCCTGCCACGGCAGAGTGAACATTCAGAAGAGACGGCTCTAGGAAACTAGGGCTTTCTCTTTTCTCTTGAAAGGAGAAATATCATGGAGAAAAACGATAACGTGGAGGATTCTATGGACGACGCAGTTGAGGATGACGCACCAGTATCTCCGCCGAAGGTTAAACGCATCAACTACAACCAACCAAAGGCAGAAGAGCCTAGGAACGCTGAGAAGCGAGTTGACGCTGTGGTTACTGGGCAGGTAATTCAGCGCAAGAAGTCGTTCGGACGAAAATTCTTGGAGACTTTTACTGGCGAAGACGTGCACGATGCAGGATCATACGTGTTCTTTGAGGTACTTGTGCCCGCAACAAAGAAGCTTATGCTAGACATCGTCAATGAGGGCCTCCAGAGGGTTCTTTGGGGCGGATCAAACACTCGACGTCCAACGATGAATCGCCAGCCTGACTACACGAGCTACAACAGGTACTACAATATGGCTCAGGAACGACGCCCGAACGTTACGGAGAGAAATGCTCCGGTGTCTGGGTATCGCAAGCCGTATGACTTCGACGACTACATCATCCCCGATCGAGGCGAAGCAGATATGGTCTTGGATCGTCTTAACGATCTCATCTTGACCTTTGGAGCTGCTACGGTCGCCGATTTGTACGATCTTCTCGGCCGTACTGGGGTGCCTTACACAAATCAGAACTATGGGTGGACCTCTTCTCGGGACATGTCCACATCAAGGGTTGCCCATGGTTACGTGCTTAACCTACCGAGGCCGGTGCCACTCGACTAATGACTGTCGCAAACCTGAGGGAATTTGTAATTGCAGCATATCCAAGCAGATCTTGGAAATCAAAAGTGGACAAGATGTCTGACGCTCAGGTTTACGCCGTCTATGTCCGCATTAACAACCCATCTTCGAAGAAACGGAGCAACAAAAAATGAATGCAGTAGTAGATCGCTTGAAGGACGCCGTTACGCGTCCGGCTTTTAGGACGGCCGTTCTTGGCAAGAAGTACAGTCCTCAGATTCTCATCGGTGTCGGAATCGCCGGCGTGGTAAGTGCTACAGTGCTTGCTTGCCGTGCGACGATCAAGGCTGTTCCTGTTCTCGAGGAGATGCGGGCTGATATTGAGGATTTGCACGAGATCAAGTCCTCTTTAATTAACGAGGATGTCGTGAAGTTTGACGAGAAGGAGTATCAGAAGGATCTCGTCAAGGTCTATGCCAAGAACGCTCTGGTGTTCGTGAAGCTTTATGCGCCGGCCTTTGTCATCGGATCTCTTTCGGTGGCTGCTTTGATCGGTTCGCATGGCATCATGGCAAAGCGCAATGCAGCCCTTCTTGCCATGTACAAGGGCGCTGAGGAGGCATACAGTGCCTACCGTATCCGTGTTCGTGAGGAGCTTGGTGATGAGCGTGAGGAGGATCTCTTTCGTGGAAACAAGGAAGAGGTTGTCATGGCAGACGATGGCCCACATCGGATCAAGAAGTCTCAAATCTTCCCGACGCAGTACGACCGCTACTTCGATGAGTCATGCAAGAACTGGGAGCGGAATGCCGAGTACAATCTGCTCTTCCTGACCCATCAGCAGAGCTACGCCAACGACCGTCTCCGTGCGAGGGGTCATATCATGCTCAATGAGGTCTATGACATGCTTGGGTTCCCTCGTACCAAGGAGGGTGCTCAGGTTGGTTGGGTATGGAAGAAGGGTCTTGAGAACTACGTCGATTTCGGTATGTTTGAGATCAGCAGTGACAAGGCTCGTGACTTTGTCAACGGATATGAGAAGGCTGTTCTTCTCCACTTCAACGTGCAGGGGGTCGTTTGGGACCTTCTTTGAGGGAGGGATGGTCTTGGGATGGTTACTACAGGAGATTTCGAAAGGGATATCCTAGAGTACCCAGGACTATACCTCTATGACAACGGAGTAACAGACGAAAACCCAAGAAAAGGACACTTGAATTATGGATAAGAGCACGTATATCAAGATCGTGAAGGGGGTTGCTCTGTTCACTTCCGGCGCTGTAGCAGGCGCTCTGGTAGCGAACGGAATCCTTCGAGCGAAGTATGAGAAGCTGTCTGAGGAGGAAATTGCCTCTGTCAAGGCTGCATATCAGGTTCGAGCCCAAAAGCTCGGAAACTTCTCTAAGACTAATAACTCGGATACGGCGCATGTTATGTCTCAGGAGGAAATCGACTCTGAGGAAGAGGCTAAGAACTACGAGACAACTCTCGCAGAGCTTGGTTATATGGTAACGCCAAAGGATATCGCTCGTCTGAATGACAATTTGAAGCGAGGGATTATGCCTGTTGAGCCCGATGACGAGGAAGACGCAGATGATGAAGACTCAGACGATGAAGACTCAGAGGAGTTTGACGAGGAGGAAGTAATCAATGTCTTCGAGTCTTCTAAGGATGGTACACCATATATCATCACTTGGGAGCAGTTCTCTGAGGAGAATGAGCACTACGAGAAGGTAAATCTAGATTACTACGCTCATGACAACACATTGTCTGATACGAACGACGCGCCAATTCCGGATGTGATCGGTCTTATTGGGCGCGATGCCCTTGACAATTTTGGGAATGGCTCTCACGAAGAGAATGTCGTATATGTTCGCAATGACAAGCTGGCTCTCGACTTCGAGATTGTCCGCAAGGAAACGTCATACAGCGCATACGTTCTAGGAAACATCGAAGAGAAGCCTCGTATTGGGCGGATGCGGGAGAGCTATGATGGCTGAGAGTCCGACTACGGCCGAACTCGACGATCATTACTTCACTTGGCTCTACAGTCATATCGGACTTGTTTCCGACAGGAATCCGTCGCATTCACATTGGATGCTTGCGGAGCAGTTGTATAGGAAAAACTTCGTCTGGTTCGTTCCGAACGATGATAACCGAGCAACAGATGGGTTGTTCCTACGAGATGAGTTCTGCGACCGTGTGGGGTCGTGGCACAACCCTCGTAGGGATGACCGTATGCCTTTTGAGCCGTGTACTATGTTGGAAATGCTCATCGGTGTAGCAAAGCGCGCCTCCTTTGAGGGGGATGATGTTTTTCCTGACAACTCTGTTGGGGGCTGGTTCTGGCGTATTCTAAACAACGTCGGACTTAAGCGCTACAGTGATGACATTTTTATGCTCGAGCGGCCACACCGAGAAATTGAAATCATTTTAGACAACATTGTTGAACGACGATATGCCGCAGATGGGACGGGTGGTTTGTTCCCACTGCAGTACCCAGTCGAAGACCAAAGGAAGACCGAAATCTGGTACCAAATGTCTGCGTATATCTTGGAGAATAGCGATATCGGGCATTGAATCAATGACAACGGCTCCTGAAAGGAGGTTTTAATGGATTTCTACCGTATCAAGGAAAGGAGCACAAAAAGCGGTGTCATTGAGATATACCCTGACTTCAAGGTTGGTCGTTCCAAGGATTTAATGGTTCGAGGAAAGTCTTTCTACGCCATCTGGGATGAAGAACGGGGCCTTTGGTCTACAGACGAATACGATGTTCAGCGGTTGGTTGATGCTGACATGGAGGCGTATAAGGAAAAACTTGCATCAAGAGATCGGGGTAATTTCCAGATCAAATATATGAGTGACTTCTCAAGTCGATCGTGGATGGAGTTCAGGAGTTTTCTGAACAATATCTCAGACAGCAGTGTGCAGCTTGATAACAGGCTTGTATTCAGCAATACGGAAGTCAAGAAGACTGACTACATTAGTAGGCGTCTTTCTTATCCTCTAGAGCCTGGTTCGTTTGAGGCCTATGATGAGATCATCGGAACACTCTACAATGTAGAGGAGCGCGCCAAGATCGAGTGGGCTATTGGGGCTGTTGTTTCTGGCGATGCGAAGGATATTCAGAAGTTCCTGGTATTCTATGGAGCTGCTGGAACCGGAAAATCAACGATTATCAACATCATTCAGAAGTTGTTTGAGGGATATTACACCACGTTCGAGGCAAAAGCTCTTACGTCCTCTAGCAACGCCTTCTCTACTGAGGTGTTCAAGTCGAACCCTCTGGTGGCGATCCAGCATGATGGTGATTTGTCCAAGATTGAGGATAACACAAAACTCAATTCTCTCATTTCGCATGAGCAGATGACTATGAACGAGAAGTACAAGCCAAGCTACATGGCTCGTGTGAACTGCTTCTTATTCATGGGGACAAACAAGCCCGTAAAGATCACAGACGCTAAGTCTGGAATTATCCGAAGGCTCATCGATGTAAAACCGTCTGGGAACCATATTCCGTCTCGTAAGTACCATACGTTGGTAAGCAAGGTAGACTTTGAGTTGGGCGCCATCGCATGGCACTGCCTTGAGGTATATCGCGAGATGGGAAAAAACTTCTACGCAGGATATCGCCCTGTTGAGATGATCCTTCAGACCGATGTGTTCTTCAACTTCATTGAGTCGTACTATCTTACCTTCGCGGATCAAGATGGTACATCGTTGGCTCAGGCATATGAGATGTACAAAACCTACTGTGATGACTCAAATGTTGAGTTCAAACTTGCTAGATATCGGTTCCGGGAAGAGTTGAAGAACTACTTCACCGCTTTCAGCGAAGTAACACGGATCGATGGAAAGCAAATTAGGAGTTATTACTCGGGGTTTATCAAGGACAAGTTCAAGTCGGTCCAGATTAAGGATGAAAGTGTATTTTCTTTAGTCATGGATCATTCGGTTTCGATCATCGATGCGATGTTCTCTAACCGTCCAGCACAATATGCCACTGCTACGGAAGTTCCTGCGCAGAAATGGTCGCTTGTGAGCACTACACTGGCTGATATTGACACATCAAAGATTCATTATGTCAAGCCTCAGTCAGACCATATTGTGATTGATTTCGATCTGAAGGATGATCTAGGAGAGAAGTCGTTAGAAAGAAACCTAGAAGCGGCAAGCAAATGGCCTTCGACCTATGCTGAATACAGCAAATCAGGTCATGGTATTCATCTGCACTATATCTATGAGGGTGACGTTACGGAACTTTCACGGGTATATGCGGACGGTATCGAGGTTAAGGTCTTCACAGGAGATAGTTCTCTTCGAAGGAAGCTTACCAAGTGCAACAATATCCAGGTTGCCACAATCAGCACGGGGCTACCTTTGAAGGAGAAGAGTGTGATTACAACTACGACAATCAAGAGTGAGCGCAGTTTAAGGGATCAAGTACTCAGGAATATTGGAAAGGAAATTCACCCTGGTACAAAGCCCAGTATGGACTTCATTTACAAGATTCTGGAGGACGCCTATGCGTCGGGTCTTCATTACGACTTGACCGATCTTCGTCCAAAGGTGCTTACTTTCGCCTTGAACAGTACAAACCAGTCAGACTACTGCTTGAAGCTCGTTAATCGGATGAAGTTCCAGTCCGATGAGCCTTCAGAAAATGTCGAGGAGTACAAGGAAGACCGCTTGGTCATTTATGACCTCGAGGTGTTCCCGAACCTTCTCGTAATCTGTTGGAAGTTCAGAGGTGACAAGAACGTCGTGCGCATGATCAACCCAACCCCACAAGAGGTTGAGCCTTTGCTGGCTCTTAAACTTCTTGGGTTCAACAACCGGCGGTATGATAACCATATCCTTTATGCTCGTTTCATGGGGTATACAAACGCGCAGTTGTATGCACTTAGTCAGAAGATCATCGGAAAGAGCAAGAACGGCTTCTTTTCTGAGGCTTACAATCTCTCTTACGGTGATATCTTCGACTTCCTCGCGATCAAGGATTCTCTTAAGAAGCTTCAGATCGAGTTGGGGCTGCACCATCAAGAGCAGGCATTTCCTTGGGATGAGGATGTTCCTGAGGAGTACTGGGACCTCATCGCAGAATACTGCGAAAATGATGTCATCACCACAGAGGCTGTTCTCGATGCAAAGGAAGCAGATTTCATTGCTCGTCAGATTCTTGCTGAACTTAGCGGGCTGACGTTTAATGATACCACACAGAAGCACACTGCCAAGATCGTATTTGGGTCGGATCGTAACCCTCAGGATAAGTTTGTCTATACAGACCTGAGTACGATGTTCCCCGGGTACAAATATGACTTTGGTAAGAGCACATATCGTGGTGAGGAAGTTGGCGAGGGTGGTCTTGTACGAGCAAAGCCGGGGATGTACACGAACGTTGCGCTGTTGGACGTTGCCTCTATGCACCCCACATCTATCAAGGAACTGAACCTTTTCGGTCCATATACGAAGAAGTTCTGGGAATTGGTGGAAGCTCGTCTGGCTATCAAGCATGGCGACTTGGAGAAGGCGTCAAAGCTTCTGGATGGAAAACTTGCTAAGTATCTGACTGATCCTGGTACGATTGATTCTTTGTCGTATGCACTAAAGATTGTTATTAACATCGTCTATGGGTTGACCTCGGCGAAGTTTGATAATCCATTCAGGGATATTCGCAACGTGGACAATATCGTAGCAAAGCGTGGAGCACTGTTCATGCTGGACCTTAAGGCTGAAGTTGAGGCTCGAGGGTTCATCGCAGCGCATATCAAGACCGATTCAATCAAGATTCCTGACGCTACTCCTGAGATCATTTCCTTCGTGATGGAGTTCGGAGAAAAGTACGGCTATACCTTCGAGCATGAGGCCACTTATGACAAGATGTGCCTCGTCAACGATGCTGTATATATTGCCAAGGTTGGATGGACGCCTAGCGGTAAGCATGTGGGAGAGTGGTCAGCAGTTGGGGCCCAGTTCCAGCATCCATATGTCTACAAGACGCTGTTCAGCAAAGAGCAGGTACAGTTCGAAGACATGTGCGAGACGAAGGCTGTTCAGACGGCGCTATATCTTGACATGAATGAGGCTCTTCCTGAGGATGAGCATGACTACCACTTTGTTGGCCGTATTGGGTCGTTTGTCCCCATTATTGAGGGGGCTGGCGGTGGTCTTCTTATGCGAAGCAAGGATGACAAGTACTACGCAGCAACAGGCACAAAGGGATATCGATGGCTTGAGTCTGAAATGGTGAAGGCGCTTAATAAGCAGGATGATATTGATCGTCGTTACCACGATAAGCTCGTAAATGATGCCGTAACCGATATCTCCAAGTTTGGGGACTTCGAATGGTTCGTCTCTTGAAAGGAGATAGCAATAAATGGCTGACCGTAAGGCTGCACTGAAGTATCATTGTGACTTTTGTGGGGCAAAACCTGGTGAGGAGTGTGTGAATATCTTCACCAGTAAACCTCGCATGGGGCATGCTTTATGCAGTAATCGGGCTTCGGCAAAAAGGACCGAGCCTGTTCCAATGAGTCCAGATCGTACCCTGCTTATCGGGAAATCGCAAACGAGCTTATAAAATCATTAAAAATTGGCATATCGGTGTTTTCTGTGGAGAACACTTGTGGAGTATTCGGTCGTGGCTCAGTTACTGGGGATATCGACCACCTTCTGGTGGGTTCTCGTTCGGGCCCATCCTCTTCTACAAAAAGGAGCAATAGCATGGCTAGGAATAACAACGTAACGATCGAGAATGCTCGTATCATCTTCCGAAACTTCAGTGGGAAGGAGGATCGATACAACCGCGCAGGAGATCGCAACTTCTGTGTTGTGCTTACGGATGAGGTAGCCGAGGATCTGGTCAGGGATGGCTGGAACGTCAACTGGCTTGAGCCTCGGGAGGAGGGGGACGATCGTCAGGCATTCCTGAAGGTCACCGTCAAGTTCGGAAAGAACCCTCCGAGGATCATGGTGGTCACCGAGCGGGGCAAGAAGTCTCTCGATGAGGATGGTGTCAACCTTCTCGATTGGGCTGAGATTAACAATGTCGACCTCATCATCCGTCCCTACGACTGGGATATCAATGGTAAGCAGGGTCGTACGGCATATCTCAACTCTATCTACGTCACGATCGAGGAGGACCCACTGGAGGCTAAGTACTTCGAGGTTCCTGAGATCGGCGTTAAGCACGTCGAGGAAGAGGCGTAATGGATGATAAAGAGTATCGTAGGCGATTTCCTAAGGCAGACACATCTAAATATCCTGTAGCTTCAGAATTGGATTTTCAGTTCTATGACCCTAATCGATGTTATCAGTGCTCAAGCATATTGTTCAGACAACCCGATGGGATAAACATGGCTGATAATAAGGATAACGATCCCGTAAATCATCCAGCGCATTATACAGCATACAAAGGATTGGAGATCATCGACCTCACAGAGCAGATGAACTTCAACAGAGGAAATGCTGTGAAGTATATCACTAGAGCAGGCCTCAAGGACAAGGCGCATGAACTTGAGGATCTAGAAAAAGCCATCTGGTATACCCAGAGGGAAATCCAGAGAATCAAGAAGGAAGCAGGCTTGTAACTATGCCATTTTTGGTACACAAGGGTTTCTCAGACACGGATCTTGTAGTACTCGATAGGCCAACTAAGGACTCAGCGCTGATGCTCGCAAGGGCTCACACAGACGTCATGGTCGACCTTTACTATGAGTCATGCGATCAAAACAATCGCGTATCTGAGATGCTCAATGACGAAGGCGAGGTTTACGGGTATGAGTTCACGACTCCGAACCAAGTCGATATCAAGTATTACATTACTGAGGATAATCCGAATGAGGTTTTAGTCGGATGACAAGTAATGTGTACATTTATGACCCCAAGAAGATTGATGCTCCAGCATTCGAGGCTGAGGCTATCAAGAATCTTCCAAATGAAACGGTGATTCATTTCCATGCGCATGAGGATAATTGCGAAGGTCGTGATCACAAAATCATCAACGAGGCATCTGTTTTAGTGTGACGTTTTCTTAAAAAGAAATACGCTCGCAAGATTTACACATCTTATAATGAGAAGAAGTAAGACACGAATTGCGTATGTACAACCCCATACCTGCTAATTCAGGTTTTCGATGGACCTGAATACTAGTCTTCTCATTTTAATCGTCCTGAGTATGACGTTAAACTGCTCACCCGTTTTTGTTTGGACTGTCGCAACGCAGCTACCCTATAAACGACAGCGCTCTATACTTTGTAGATCATTTAGATTACTACAAGATAGTAAACCATGCGTCCAAATAAAAACACTCGGGCCTGACAGGATTCGACAGGCAGATGGAAAATTAAGTATCAGTCTCGCTGACCGAGTGGTCAAACCAAAATAAATGCCAACAACACTGTTGACACGGATATGTCGAACATCGACGCTGACTACGAGGCGCTCTGCGCTTCCATGCAGCTCGCCACTGTCTGACATGGAGTCCTTGGGACTGGGATCGCCCAAATAAAGAAAAGGATGCCCAACCACAGTTTCTTGCATCTGTGGATTAAGTAAGTAATGCAAGCACTGGAAGCAACTATATGTGTAAGACTTCCAAACAAACGAAACGTTCTTTGTTTACGTCGTTCTGAATGCCCACTCATGATTGGTGGGAAAACAAAGTGGTGGAAATCAGTAACCCCTAAACATGTAAGTACCGGCGGAGATCACAATAACCCCCTAAGGGTTGGTGATGGTTCATATGCTAGCATTAGGTGAAAAAGCTAGGGGCACTAATGGGGTCGGCTCCCATCGCTTACATGTGTGGTTAGAGTTAAGCCAGATTAAGAGTCATGACTCTATTAAACAGTGGATCATCGAAACGGCTCCACGACCACAATTTTGGTGTGCCCCTACCATATTTAGGGCGGCGTATGAGTTCCACGGGTTGTAAGAACGGGCTCACAAATGACTGTATAAGTATTTAATTGGAAACTGTTTGGACCCGGGTTCGATTCCCGGCAGGTCCACCAACTCAAAACAAACTAAGGAGCATTAGAATGGATGAGTATAAGTTTCAAGAAATCTTTGTTGCTACTTTCGCGGATGCCGAAGAAGTGTTTGCCAAGATGGACGCAGCTGTAAAGCGCCATGGATATGTGACTGTGGACTATCTTTACTCTTTGCTTGGGTTGTCTTCAGTGCATACCGACGCTCTTTATGGATGGTATAGTACTAGTGCAATGGCCCCTATTCAGAAGGGAGACAGCGTTTTAATGACTTTCCCAGAGCCAGTTGCTATTCCGGCAGAAAACGCGAATAAGAATATCAGCGCACAAGCCTCAGCGATCAAGAACTACGCGCAGCAAGCACGAAGAATCTACACTAATCGATCAGCTGGAGAATTCACATGGGAAGGCTTACTTTCTTGCTTCTTGGCTGAGGCTACGAGGCGCTAGCAATGTATAAGCACTATATGCTCGTTGCGTGTAAGACCTTTGTGGAACATCCCACTTGGGCCTTCCAGTTTGTGCAAGATCCTGAAAAAGTCACATGTCCTGAGTGTCTAGAACTTATGAAGAAAAATAAGGAGGAGAAATGAACAAGGCGTTTCATAAGGCCATTTACATGGTCGGTCTGGTCACCACGGTTGTCTACACGGTGAAGGCAGTCAACTTCGCCATTCCGATCGGAGAAAAGCTTCTCATGGAGGCGCTCTCCAACAAGTTCGAGTCGGTCGTGTTCGGGGAAGAGACCTCTGTTGCGGTCGAGGTTTCGAAGGACAAGAAGCCGGAGCCTCGCATGAGCTTCACAATCAACATTCCTCGAAGGCGGAAGGGTCAGTAATGACAGAGGAGGAGCTCGCAATCAAGTTGCACGAGCATCTTTGTCGTTGGAGTCATGTGGACGCTTGCAGCTGGTTCTATGCCCCAACCGATTGGAGTGAGTACAATCACAAGGTGTATTTGAAAAAGGCTAAGGCTGTTCTCGAAGCGAACCTAGATCCCTACGTTGTGGTCTGTGCACTAGATATCGTCAAATCTTCGTAGTCTTCACTTCTCTTGAAAGAAGAAAAATGGAAAATGTAAGAACTCCTAAGGAGCGTGCAGAAGAAGTCCTTGACTACATGTCAATTGTCCAGGCAACATGCTTGGTTAACAAAGACGACCTTGCTGCTGCAAATGACGCGAATATGCTCGTTGAGCAGAAGATTCGTATGCTTGTAGACAATCTGCTTGTTGGGGTCAGGGACAGCATCACCATTGAGTCATATCCAACAGCAGATGCAGACATCGTGGAGTTTAAGGTGTCTCTGTGCGTTATCTCAGACCGGCATGTATTCGCTTCTGTGACTACCACTGCTTTTGAGATGGCGGAGCGAGATATCATCGAGCAACTTGGCGTCTGACAGATAAATCTTCCACAGTCTTGACCGCAACAGCATTGTGCAAGCCGGACATTTCGCCGGAGCGTCGTTGAAAGCTGATAACAACGATGGGTCAACGTCATGAATAGGACGTTAAGCTATTCTGGATGGGGCCAGGACGAATGGTGCCTCGGTCTTAAATGACAGCCTAATTGCGCCCTCCATATTTGTGCCTATAGCTCAGTTGGCAGAGCAGCGTCCTTTTAAGTCGCGGGTCCTGGGTTCGAGCCCCAGTGGGCACACGGTCTGTACGTATACCATTATAAAGAAATACGTATCCGGTCAATAGCCTTATAATCAAAACCAGAGCAAACCGGACTGGTTAGGCAACTAAAAAATATGTAGTACCCCGCAAGATAATTCTGGATGCTTGTTGCTGCTCGAGCAGTTAATGACATGCGGTGAGCGGGTATTCGAAGCACAATAGCACAAAACTTCGAGGTGGCGTACTAGTGTAATTGGTAGCACGCTCCATCAGGTATTCTGGAATCCGGTGTATCTGGTGAAGTAGTACGGGTTCGATCCCCGTTGTACGTACGGAATATATTCTACATTTTGAATGGAGCAAAGATGAATGAGTACAGTCTAATGTTTCGTGATGTCAACACAGCTATTACCTTGAGGCGGTCTGTTATCCATCGTATCGCACTCTGTGAGGCTCGAGAGCTTGTACTTCGTCCGAACGAGCTATATGTCTTCGAGGTCGTCGAGGGCTGTGCGAAGTGTGCTATGGCGGATGAAGAGGCCAAGTATCCTGGAGAGTAGAAGGGATTCACATGTCAGAAATCCATGTGTGTGGTGAGATTCGGTATGTGACTGCGGATGGTGGAGTGCAGTCGGATATCTGTATCAATGGCGAGTTGACAGATGAGACTCGTAACTTCTTGCACGACTGTCTCGATGAGTTTCTCGATCACTATGACGCTCCTCAGGCGCTGTTCTCTCTCGGAGACTTCATCGTTTGATGTGATGTACGCTCTTATAGCTCAAAGGATAGAGCGGCGGACTTCTAATCCGTATATCCTGGTTCGAGTCCAGGTAGGAGTGCTTGTATGCAGTTGTCTTACTTCTATTCATATTTCCAACACAATAAAAATAGGTTCCCAAGCCGACTCCCATAGAGACGGAGAACTGCATACATTAGTTTATGGGGTAGCCCAATGTAGAGGCGGGTATGGCTAGGCCAGCCACGATAAAAAGTCCAAGAGAGCCTTCAAGTGCAGGTATACAAATCCTGCCCCCATACTATTAATCCACAACTTAAGGAGTAATCATGTCACGTCGTTTTGCAAAGGTTCTTGTCACTGTTGAACTTGACGACGATGGTGGTAAGTGCGACACCGAAGCTAAGGCTCGTGATCAGATCTTCCGAACCTTGGTTGAGTTCCACGATCGTGATGTTCACGCTGAGGTGTACAACCCGACCCTCAAGCAGTACGCGGTTAAGGGTTAATTACTTCTGGGGTGGAGCCACAGCAGTGAGGCTGGCTAACACTTAAACGACAGGCGCGGCGTTCCGATCGGGCGGCCGTAGAACATGTGCCCAGTATATACTTCATCGTTATCTGTATCAGGTAGCGCTGATGAAGAAGACCTACTAAGGGGGCGTGTTATCATGTGTGATTAAAACTTAATAGCTGGGCAACGTTTGGCCTATAGATCCGGGCCAGGTCTATAGGCGCTGCCGGTATGGCGGAATGGTATACGCAGAGCACTTAAACTGCTCCGTCGAAAGGCATACGGGTTCGAGTCCCGTTACCGGTACAAGGAGAATTTGTGGAAGACTACAGAAATTTCGAAGCAATCCGATCGATTTCATCAACGAAAAAGCTAAGCTAATCGCTAACTACGGTGAGAACACACCAATCGCATAGGAGCAAAAATGTCTGATTCTACACGTGTACCATTTGTTGCTGACACGGATGAGCTTATTAAGGAATTAGCTGCACGAGTTCATCATTTTCTGTGCAATCAAAATCATACTGAGGGATGCGGTTGGTACTACACACCCGACAATTGGACTGAGCACTCACATGAGAAGTATCATCAAATCGCTGTACAGCTGTTAGCTTCTGGTGTCAATGTTGTTAACTTCATTGATGGCCTCATTATCGTATATCCGTCTAAGGGTGATATTAATGTCCGAAGGTGAGAAACTTAAACTGCCTTTCATATAAAGAGATTGGGCACTTGCCACTAGTTTTTCGCATCCAAGAGTAGCAGTACAAAAACTGGTGATTTCCTAATTTAGCTAATCGTACAAAGGAAGAAACTAATGTTTGAGGTTTCAAAGCAAGTTACCGACTTTCTTGGCCTTTCTACGAGTAATGACAAGCTTGATGCAGAAGAGTCGATTTATGATGCATTTCTTCTTGCTGAGATGTACGCCGAAGAGCATCTCAAGCGGATCATGCCTGATAGAGGGCAAGCTGTGAAACTCGTTCTTGTAGAGTGCAACCAAAACGGTCCAGACACATACGGATATCGATTCAGGACTAACAACGGCAGCACAGTAACATATTGTGTACGATAATTGTCTGTTCTAACAAAAGCTCTTGAAAGGAGCAGAAGTGAGTTTTGCATACGTTGTGTATTATGTGCCACAGAATAAAGATCTATTTCCTGTGATTTATGCTTCCTTCGATTCTGAGGATATTGCCGAAGCGGTTGCATCTAAGACTTATGGGTGCTTTGTGGCGAAGGTTCCTCACATCTGCTGTGACAAGATTGTCGTTGCATGAGTGAATATAGATGTGGCTGTGGTAAGTTTGTAGCTGTAGGGTCTAATAGAGGAATATTGAACGCTGCAGTAGAACATCGTAAAACTTGTAAACTCAAAAAGGAGCAGAAGTGAACCTTCAAACCATTTCCGAGCGCGTCAACCGTCTTATCGTTGCAGTTGCAGTTCTTATGGCTATCGTAGCCGTTCTGATCGTCATGGTTTTCGCACCGATGGCTCATGCCGACGACGAGAGCACGCCAGACCCGACCGGCAAGATCAAGGCAGCAACCCCGACTCCCGCGCCTTCCTCGGCTACTTCGAGGGCCTCAGATATCAAGGTGTGCGCATATGGGCATCTCGAGGGATCTCCATGGCCTTGCGCGCCAAAGCCGTCAAGCACTGAGACCGTTTCTGTCAAGCCTTCTCAATCAAGTACGCCAACCATTTCTGTCAAGCCGTCTCAGTCAAGCACCCCGACGGCCTCGAGCACCCCGACGGCCTCGAGCATCCCTCCGGACAACTCAAATCCGTGTGACGCCGATGGATCTGAGGCTCCTGCTACCTGTGTGACTCAGAGTACCCAAACGCCCTCTTCGTCCGTTACAGGGCAACCTGCGGCTTCTCAGAGCCAGTCTACGAGCTTTACGGACGAGAAACTTGCGGACACGGGCAGTATCTTCGCATGGTATCTGTACGTGGGTGCAGTGGTCTTCCTTCTGGTGGGCTTCGCACTTGTTTTGCGTAAGCGCGACACAAAGTAGTATGAGTCTTTTCTGGTGGTCGTGGCTCCTGACAATCATAGGTATTACCGGGTTCGTTCTTGCTGGCCGAAAGGTTTGGTGGGCTTGGTATGTAAATATTGGTTGTCAGGGGCTATGGTTTGCTTATGCTATCGTTTCTAAGCAATACGGGTTTATCGCATCTGCATTGTTATATACTATAGTCTTTTCACAGAATGCTAAGAAGTGGACTAAGGAATATAACGAGGCCAAGGAGAAAAACAAGGAGCAAAATGGAGAAACGCAAGAACATCTTTGACAGTAGGGGTTTCGAACTCTTTTTGCAACGCTTGTTGATTCTATTCTTCTCTGTGATGACTGCTGCAGCATACACAAGCGGATACACCTATTGGGCTATCGTGCTTGGAGCTTTCGTACTTCTTGCCATTGCTGACTATGTGGATCTTCTCAATAAATGGCGACATGTAGATGAAAAAACCATGTCAAAGTAAAATAATTCTCTTGAAAGGAGAAAACATGAGTGCTGACAACGGATACGTCATCCAGATGACTTCCACAGGAAAGTACACACTTCAGACCTTCTTCGGAAGCTCAGAGGCTTTCCCGACTGCAGACAGCTGCCCAGAGCATCAGCGGTTTGGAACACTGCTGGAGGCCGTTGCAGAGTATCGTAGTGTCGATGGCGAAGATGGCTACTGGTCCGAATATGGTCTTCGGTTCAATCTTCCACCAACAGGCGTTCTCACCCCTTTGGTGACTCTGGCCGCGGCTGAGGCTCCGATTCCTGAAAAGACATTCTACGACAAACTTCTGGAAATCGTAGAGACATGCTCTCGCTGCGGTAGACGAGAGTACACGATCGAGTCTTCCTTGCTTGGGGGAAGGAGGACTCATTACTCGCTTATCACATGCTACGACGAGCACTGTGAGGAGCACTGTCACTGCGGCGTGTGATGGAGCGAGTAAAAACTGGTTGGGAGTAGGTGTCAAAACGGCATCTACTCCCTTCCAGCGAATCGTATCGTTTTTCAATTTGGAGAGTTATGGCACTATTTGACGCGGTAGATGCTTTTATAGAATATGACATAGATCACAACGTATATGTGTATGACCCAAAAAAGTTCGACATCAAACTGTTTCTAACATTCTTCAAGGATAATACGGTCGTTGTTCATGGGCATACTATGTTCGAGGCTTGTTTTCTATTGGAGACGTGCCATCGCATTGTTGTAGATCATACAGATGAAGAACCAATCGTAATTCACGTTTTCGAGAGGCATTAAAAATGGATGAAGAGAACATCAAAAAGCTGTATGCCGCTTGGGATGCTAAGGTCGAGCCAGACGCGGAGGTGCTGGCCTGGTTCAAGTCTTTAACTTGGGCTGATCGAAAAGAACTTCGGCATAACTATGCATACGAGAACTACGACGACTAGGAGTGATGAGTATGATTAAGCAAACAAAGAGCGCTCAGAACCTCAAGGTAAAGGATTTTGTGAAATTCGCTGGTGGGTGGTATCAGGTTAAGCGTGTTGAACCATATTCAAAGGGTACTGTGATTTAGGTGGTTCTAACTCGAATCGATACCAAGCTTTCTACAGAGATTGAGGTAGCTCTCTCGCCTAATACGATGGTTACATTCAAGCGCCCGCGATTCTGATCGCATCTTTAACACTTCCTATAATGAGAACAATACCTCTTGAAAGGGAGTATTATGAACAAGAAGCAGACTATTGGATTCGCCATGCTGCTCGTCGGAGCTATCGGAAGCCTCGCTCTCAACCAGGTGCAATTGTACTTGTATTCCGACCTGATCAACGAACTTCAAAAGAAGAACGAGAAGATCAAGTCGTATAGCAAGATGCAGGATTACCTCATTGAGAAGATGCCAGAAGATGTGAAGAGGAGCGTGTTGGACGACATTCTGACAAACGCTGAGTTCAGAAACATCATGAAGGAAGAGAACTTGGACTAAAAGCGTAAGGCCCCTAACACGGGTCTTATGCTTTTGCTCGCATCTTTAACACTTCCTATAATGAGAACAATACCTCTTGAAAGGGAGTATTATGAACAAGAACCTTATCATCGCAACCGTTAGTGGCGTTGCAGTTGGAAGCATTGCTTTGAACATATGGTATGACCAACAGAATCTAGAACTTATACGAAAGGTTAAACTATCTAACCTGATCGTTAAGAACTGGCAGGAGATGGTCGTACGTGTGTTTAACACGATGCCTCCAGAACAAGCATTGTCATTAATGAATGAAATGAATAAGGAAATCAAGTTCATGGAAATCATGATCAACGAACATATTGACTAAAAGCGTAGGGCCCCTAACACGGGCCTTATGTTTTTCTCGCATCCTATGCACACCCTATAATGAAGAAGACCAACTATTGAAAGGCTTGTCATGGACAGACAGAAGCTCAAGAAGTTCGGGAAGAACTGCGTCAAGGCAGCTCCCTGGGTTCTTCTGGCCGGCGTGGGAGCCGTGGGTGTGTACGTTCATGTGAAATACAAGAACTACATCTACCTCGACCTCTCACCCGAGACCCAGAAGATGCTCATGGAGAACGCCGGGCACGCATTCACCTTCCCGACACCTCTCGGAGACTTCCTCGTCTTTATGGAAGCGTGAGACAGTAGGCTAAAAAAGGCAGAGGCCCCACACAGGGCTTTTGCTTTTTGCTCGAATTATGAAAGGAGGAGAAATGTTTGAATGCAACCTTGAGTATGATATCGATTACAACGTATATTTCTATAATACAAGAAAGGCTTTTGACTTTAAGGAGTTCATGAAGCACTTCAATCATGAGACAGTGCTAATGCATGTGCACGAAATGTGCTATGAGTGTCATGGTGACTGTAAAATGATTACTGTTGGAACTAAGAATCCTGAGACCGAAGACCTATACGCGCACGTGTTTCCTAGACGTTGTTAGGGGGTATAGATTATGGCAGTAGAGCTGGCTCCGCATCAGTTAAAAGCAATTAACGAATTATCAAACGGAAAGATCCTCTGTGGTGGGGTAGGCGTTGGTAAGAGTCGTACAGCTCTCGCCTATTACTTCCTCAAGGATTGTGGCGGATCACTAAATATAAATGGTGAAGGCGCGATGGGAAAGATGTCTGATCCCAAACCGCTTTATATCATCACGACAGCGAAAAAAAGAGATAACCTTGACTGGGTCGATGAGTGCGCCCCATTTTGCCTCTCCAGAGACCCAGAATCGAGTTTTGAGGGCCTCGCAGTGACGATTGACAGTTGGAACAACCTAAAGAAGTATTCGGATGTCAAGGGAGCGTTCTTTATCTTTGACGAGCAGCGTCTCGTTGGGTCTGGTGCATGGGTCAAGGCATTCCTAAAGATTGTCAAGCAAAATCGTTGGATCTTACTCTCAGCGACACCTGGTGACACATGGATGGATTTCGTTCCTGTGTTCATTGCAAACGGTTTCTACAAGAATAAGACAGAGTTTGTCCGTAGGCATGTCGTATACAGTAACTTCAGTAAGTTCCCGAAAATTGATCATTACGTGGAGCAAGGCCGTCTACAGCGGTTCAGGTTGTCTCTTCTCGTTGACATGCCATATCAGAGAACTACCGTACGACATCGCCATGCTGTTCTCGTGGACTATGATCCTGACTTATATGAAACTGTCGTCAAGAAGCGGTGGAACCCATATAAAGACGAGCCGATCAAAGATGTAGGACAACTGGGATATGTCGCACGGCGGGTTCTGAATTCTGACCCAAGTAGACTGGAAGCAGTTAAGGCAATAGCTGGGGACTACGATAAGATCATTCTCTTCTATAACTTCAACTATGAACTGGATGACTTACGGACGCTGGGGGATAATCCGGAGATCACCGTAGCGGAGTGGAACGGGCATAAACACGAGCCTGTGCCGCCAACCGGACGCTGGATTTATCTTGTGCAGTACTCTTCAGGAGCAGAAGGATGGAACTGTACAGATACCAACTGTATTGTGTTCTACTCTTTGAATTACTCATATCGGTTGATGCATCAATCTGAAGGTCGTATAGATAGGCTAAATACACCATATACTGACCTGCATTACTACACCTTCCGGAGCCTTGCTGGGCTCGATAAAGCCATCACAAAGTCTGTAAAGAGCAAGCAAGACTTCAATCAGAAGGCATTCTTCAAGTTTTAAAAGTGTAACAAAAACGTAACACTGTGACGATAAAAAACGTGAGAAATGTTAAGAGAATGTTAAGTTGTAAAAAAGTGTGACAAAAAAGTGTCACAATGTGACGTTTTCAAAACAAAAGTGTAACACCCTAAAACCCTGTTTTACAAGGGGAAATACCGCGAAAAAGGGCATTTGTGACACTTGTTACACTTTTTTACTAACTTAAAGATAGAGAGAGTAATATTACCAGAAAGTTTTTAGCATCTCTCAAAAATGTAACAACGTAACACAAAGCGAAAATGGAGGCTCGCACGGTAAACACAGGCTATAATAGAAGAGATAAGATACGATTTTTAAACCTTTTACTTTTTCAGGAGGAGCACTGATGCTGGAACGAGACTTCCAATCAGACCTGATCAAAGATCTGCGTGACCTTTTCCCTGGTTGCATTATTTTGAAGAACGATGCTAACTACTTACAGGGAATCCCAGATCTTCTACTTTTATACAACGACCGTTGGGCGATCCTCGAAACCAAGAGAGCATTCAAATCGAGCCGTCAGCCTAACCAAGAGTATTACGTTGATAAACTTAATACCATGTCTTTTTCGGCTTTCATCAATCCAGACAACAAGGAGGAGGTTATTCGTGCGCTTCAACGATCATTCAGACATTGAGGGGCACGCATTCCTCAGCGCTAGCAAATATCACTGGATCAACTACCCCGATGAAAAGCTGATCGATACATACCGGAACTTCCAGGCAGCCCGTAAGGGCACTGAGTTGCATAATTTCGCCAGCCTCTGTATTGCCCTTGGTCAGAAACTCCAACGGTCAACTAAAACGTTGAACCTATATGTTAATGACGCAATTGGCTATAGAATGAAGCCAGAGCAAACGTTGTTCTACTCGTTCAACTGCTATGGTACAGCTGATGCCATTTCCTTCCGTAATGACCTGCTCAGGATTCATGATCTCAAGACAGGTGTCACCAACGCATCAATGACTCAGCTAGAAATTTATGCAGCTCTTTTCTGTCTAGAGTATAAAATTCCTCCTGGCTCCATTGGTATGGAGCTTCGCATTTACCAGAACGATGAAGTTCTAATTCTCGAACCCGAGGTTGACAGCATCGCTCATATCATGGATCGTATCATCACGTTCGACAAGTACATTGATAAGCTTAGGGCGGAAGAAAATGACTGAACTTACGCACTATGGCACACCTCGCAAATCTGGAAGATATCCTTGGGGTTCAGGAGACAACCCAGAGCAGCGTGGTCGTAGCCTTCTTGGCCGTGTAGATGAACTTAAGCGCCAGGGTCTTAGCGAGAAGGAAATCGCTCTTGCCATGGGGTTTAAGTCAACGACGCAGTATCGCACCATGAAGGGTGTGGCAGCAAATGCTGTTCGTAAAGAGGATGCTGCACAAGCGCTTCGTCTAAGGGATAAGGGTATGTCCAACACCGCCATTGGTGAGCGTATGGGCATTGGTGAGTCTTCGGTTCGTAATCTTCTAGACACTGTAAAGCAAGAACGTGCGGGTCGCGCAGAAGCCATTTCTAGCATTCTTCGTGATGCTGTTAAAGAAAAGACTTACATTGATATCGGCGCTGGAGAAGAAGCCAACCTCGGAGTATCTCGTACAAACCTGAATAAGGCAATTGCAATTCTTCAGGATGAGGGTTACCGAGTTCATTATCAGGCGATCCCTCAAATTGGTACTGGTGAGAAAACTTCACTTAAGATCCTTGCTGGACCTGAGACAACAACCCATGATGTTTGGGAAAATCGGTTCAA